GCTCTGGGGCCATTCGCTGGTTCGTCCGCGTGGGCGGCAAGCTGGTCTGGGCGTCTGACCCGGCTGAGCTTGAGCAATACAAGGACCCGGCGACGGGCATCCCTATCCCGCCTAAGTCGTTCACCTTCGTCCCGGCGACGCTGTACGACAACAAGATCCTGATGGCCGCCGACCCCGGCTACATGGCCAACCTCATGTCGCTCCCTCCCGTGGAGCGTGAGCGGCTGCTGGGCGGCAACTGGAAGATCAGGAGAGGTGACGAGGACTTCTTCCCCATCGAGCCGTTGCTACTAGACGGCAGGCCGGTCCCGTTCCCAAAACACTGCGATGGCGTTTTCGCCATCATGGACACCGCGACAAAGACCGGCACACAGAACGACGGCACAGCCGTTCTTTATTGCGCTCGGTCCAAGTTTTCCGGCTTCCCGCTTGTGGTCCTGGATTACGACTATTTTCAGGTCGAAGGCGCCATGCTGGAAACTAAGCTCCCGTCCGTGTTTGCGCGGCTGGAAGAACTGGCGCTGGAATGTAAGGCCCGCATGGGGTCTTTAGGCGTCTGGATCGAGGACAAGTCGGCGGGTGAGATTCTGCTTCAACAGGCTGCAAGGCGCGGCTTGAGGGCGCACAAGATCGATAGCCGCCTGACCGCGATGGGCAAGGACGAACGGGCGCTGAACGCCAGCGGCTATCACCACAAAGGCATGGTGAAGATCTCTGAACACGCCTTTAACAAGGTGACGACGTTCAAGGACTCAACCAAAAACCACCTCATCTCGCAGGTGACCAATTTCCGCATCGGCGACAAAGACGCCCACAAGCGCGCGGACGACCTGCTTGACACATACTGCTATGGGGTCTCATTGACCCTTGGCGACGGCAAAGGATTCTGATGTCTTCGATCATCGTCAATGGCGCACTGCTCGGCAATAGCTTGACTGCGCTATTGACCTGCGGCGATATTCAGCCAGGAGACGATGTTAGCTATCAGACCTGCAAGACGATCTATACCTCCCACCCTCTAGGGGGTAAGCTGGTCGATGCGCCTTTGCGGATCGCTCACAGCCAGAAGCGCAAGATCACAGTCCAAAAGGGGCCGGAAGACAAGCTGATCGAAGCCTTCGACCTAGAGTGGAAAAGGATCGGCGCCACAAAGCACATCGCCAATCTCGGTCGCATATCGCGCATCTACGGCGTAGGCACCTTGGCCATGGTCGGTCGGGATATTGACGCCGCATCGCCCGTTGATCTTCCGGCCCTGGCGGAGCAGGAAATTGCGTTCAGTATATTTGACCCGCTCAACACAGCAGGCTCGCTGGTCCTGAACCAAGACCCAAACTCAGTTGATTTCCAAAAGGTCATCGGCGTGGCGGTCCAAGGGCAGGCCTATCATCGCAGCCGGACGGTGACCCTGCTCAACGAAGAGCCGATCTACATCGCCTACACCACTTCAGCCTTCGGATATGTGGGGCGCAGCGTCTATCAGCGCGCCCTGTTCATGTTGAAGAGCTACATCAACGCCATCGTCGCCGATGACATGGTGGTTACCAAGGCGGGCGCCCTAGTCGCCAAGATCAAGCAGCAGTCGTCTGCGATTGACGCCCTGATGGCGGGCATCGCCGGACAAAAGCGCGAGATCGTCAAAGAGGCGCAGACCGGCAACGTCATTTCAATCGATGTCGAAGAGGCCATCGAGAGTCTGAACCTCCAGAACCTCGATGGGCCACTCACTGCCAGCCGTAAGAACATCATCGAGAACATAGCATCAGCGGCGGGCACGCCGTCCAAGCTGATCCTTGAAGAGACGTTCGCCATCGGCTTTGGTGAGGGCACCGAAGACGCAAAGCACATCGCTCAGTTTGTCGATGGCATCCGCGAGTGGCTTGACCCGGCCTATGACTTTTTCGACCAGATCGTTCGGTATCGCGCCTGGAACCCGGCATTCTACAAAACCATCCAGGAGCAATTCCCGGAAGAATACGGCAAAAAGGACTATAAGGCTGCGTTTTACGAGTGGTCAAATAGCTTCAAAGCCGAATGGCCCTCGCTCCTAGAAGAGCCCGACAGCGAGAAGGTCGAGGTCGATAAGGTCCAGATGGAAGCCATCACAGGCCTGCTTGAAACTCTGATCCCGCAGCTTGATCAGGAAAACAAGACCATCCTCATCCGCTGGGCTTGCGACAACTTTAATGCCCTGAAGTTGCTTTTCTCCAGCCCGCTGCAACTCGATTATGACGCGCTTGAGGCATATGAGCCGCCCGCTCCTCCGGCCGAGAATTCGGGCGAGGGCGAGGGCGAGGGCGATGGCAAGGAGCCCAAGCCCCCAAGGCCAAAGGCGATCTGATGGCCAGCGATGTCGTCACGCTTATCGAGCAGGCAAACATCGCCATGGAGAATTGCCGGCTCCACCTCAACCAGTTTCACCTGCTGCTGAAGCATGACATGTGGGACAAGGCCGAGGACGCAAGAGCAGCGACCGTTGTCTATTACGAGGCGCACCTCGATCTGATGTTAGAAGCGGCCAAAAAGCTGTGCAACAAGAGTTAGCCAGTATAGCTCATCTGGCAGAGCACCTGTTTTGTAACCAGGGGGTGGTGGGTTCAAGTCCTGCTGCTGGCGCCAATCATGACCCACGAAGAAATTGAGCAACTGCTCACAACCATCGCAACCCAACAGGAGGCCCTCATGGCAGCCATCGATGATCTGAATACCGCCGTCGCCAATCTCCAGGCGCAGGCGACCGCGACTGAGGCCTATCTCGCGACTGTCCCGGCGCAGATCGCCGCTGGCGCTGCGTCTGCGGAAGCCGCGCTGAACACCTCCGTTGAGACGGCGACCGCCGCCATCAATGCTGTCGTGACTGCGCAGGCCGCTGCTATTGCCGCCGCCCCCGCAGAAGTCCCCGCAGAAGCCCCGGCCCAAGCTGCCCCTCCTGCTGCGGTGTCCACTGATTCCTAATGTCCTATTACGAGGTCCTCACTGCGGCGATTGCCGACCTGACGCGCCACGGTTTTGATTCCGCAGAGCGTTTGTCCTATTGGCAGGCGAGGCTTCGTGAAGCGGCGGAGAAGTCGATGGGCTCCGCCGCCCGGATGCAGGAGCAATTGCGCGAGGGCATGGTTGCGATCTACAAGCGCTTAGTGGACAACCAAGGCGCTTTGAAAGTCCATCCCGGCGTGTCTCGCTTCACCCTTGAGCGCCTCCGCCCGCAGCTGCACAACGAGCTGGAAAAGCGCATCCTTCTGAGCGCCGGCCTGATCAAGCTTAATCGTGAGCAGTCCATCCAGAAGACACTGCAACGTTTTTCCGGCTGGGCATCGAGCATCCCCAAGGGCGGCTCAAAGACTACGGACAAGGTTGACACAAAGGCTGACATCCGTAAATCTATGGCCAAGTTGCCATTCGAAGAGCGCCGGGTCCTGATCGATCAGGGCCACAAGCTAACCGCCTCAATCAATGAGGTTATAGCGTCGGACGGCGGCGCGATTGCTCTGATGTGGCGCTCCCATTGGCGTCAAGCCGGATACAATTACCGCCACAACCACAAAGAGCGCGATGGCAAAGTCTACCTGCTGCGCGATTCATGGGCCAAGCGCGGAGGCCTCATCAAACCCGGCCCTGCCGGTTATTATGACCAGATAACCGCCGTGGCTGAAGAGCCCTTTTGCAGATGCTACGCGATATTCCTCTACAATCTGAGGGACCTTCCAGACGACATGCTTACAGCCAAAGGCAAAAAGGCCCTGGCTGAGGCCAAAGCAAAGATTGCCGCCCTGTGAGCACCAAGAGCATTGACGCGACAATTCGCGGCGTGGGCGTTTTTCTTTGCTGGAAAGACGTCCTCGGAAGCGACAAATTCACTTGGTGGATGATGGGCCGGTCTTCCGCCGATGATCGGATGGTGAGCCGCCTGGCAGACAGCCTGACGCCTGAAGAGATCAAAACTGCTGAGCGCCTTGTGACTGCGCGCCGCAACGAGACAAGGAAAGCCTGATGCCGTCCAATCTTAATCTGTCGTTGACCGGCGCGCAGGCTCAGGCGACCGCTTTCGCCCCGCTGGCCAACAGCGGGTACATCGATATCTTCGCGGGAAGCCAGCCCTCGACGCCCGAAACGGCCCCTGGCTCCACGGCCCTGGCTACCTTGGTCTTGCCAGCGACATTCGCAGCCTCGATCACCAACGGCGCCATCACTGCCAACACCATCACTGCCGTGACCATCGCCAACAGCGGTACCGCCGCGTGGTTCCGCTGTTGGAAGGCCGACCACATCACGCCGCTCTTTGATGGACTGGTCGGAACGTCCGGCTCTGATATGAACCTGAACAGCGTTGCGCTGTCCTCTGGTGCATCGCTGTCTGTCGCATCCCTTACCTACACCGTGCCGGGCGTCTGATAAATGTCTGACGGCGTTACCCTCAATCCAGGCTCTGGCGGCGCGGTAGTCGATACCGAGACCAACGCAGCGCGCGGTAACGCGCAGATGCAGCGGGTTAAGGTTGTCGTGGGCGACATCGACGTTGATGGGGGCGACGTTGCTCTTGACAACCCGATGCCTGCCCTTCT